GCGAGGAGGTCTCTCTGCTTCGTATCCCAAAGAGGATACTATTGCAGGGTATAACCCGTTCTCTACTCGGATGTAGGCATACTTTGCATCTTTTGATGTCATAGTATTTTTTGCGTATGTAAGAGTTACTAGTGTTGTTCACTCTTAGACAGTAAATACTACCTTAGCTAGTATATAAAGATTCACGTTCTAAAAATACCACTCCGAGCACCGTTTTATCGTCGTGAAACCCTATAAAATCACCCTAAACCCCCCGTCTAACTCAAAGGGGCCGATACACACACAGAATGTCCCACCCCTTCAAACAAATCGGGGTAAATTTTGAACTTAAAAAAAAGGTTGAGGTCTATTTTATCCCGCGGACCTCGACGCGTGTTCGAATTCTAAACTATTTAGCTTCGTCTAGGGCAGATTTAATCTTACCTTTGACTAAGCCTTTTAGCTCATCATCTTTTTCATCCCAAGCTGTTAGAACAACGTTCCTAAGAAGGTCGTCTTTGACTTGAGCCTTGAGTGTTTCATCAAGTTTTTCGTAGGCCTTTTGTTGGACCTTTGTTAGATTTTCTTCCAACAGTGCTTCGATTTGAGTATCGTACTGTTTTAAGTACTTATTCAATACGGGCATTACTGCGGCCTTGACAGCTGGGTTCGTATAACATACGAAAGCCACTAGTGCTGCGACGGCTGCCAATAGTGCTAGCACCATCGGTTCTTCTAACAAACCACTTTCCTCAACGACACTTAGAAGGTCTGCGGTACCATTACCTACAGTTTCGTTTGTTGCAGTTGAGTTATTGTCTGCTGTTGTATTATTCATTTTTTCACCTCGAGGTTAGGGTGCCACTGCGAGATGCGTTAGGCTCTCTGGGTCACCCTATAATTACTTCTTTTTCTTGCTATATATACCTTTTGGTTTGCACGGTTTTTTGTAGAAGGCACACCATTTGCAAAGGGTCTGAGGAACCATTTCGTACTGCTCAACGTCGTCCCCCCTTTTCTTTATTTCGTTATGTATGCCTTTGATAAGGTCCCGCGCTTCTTCGAGTATACCCTCGTTAACCGCGACAAAATAACAGTCGTCATACCGCAACCAGTCGATACCCGCGAATTTCGGAGTTATCCCAGTTTCTTCTTTGTACAATAAAGCATATATTATCAATTGTCTGTAGTAGTCATCAGGTAACCAGCTGCCATATCGTTTACTAGTTTTGTAATCAACGATAGAGATGTTATCTTCAAAGTCTTTGGCTACAACGTCTACAATACCGCGGATAGATAAATCTTTGTTATGTATGCGCATTTCGGCAAAGTGTGGACGGAGTTGTTTCAACGCCATATCTCTAGTCCTAGCGACTTTCCAATCTACTAGTTCGTGCAACTTCTTTTCTACCCGATGGCAAAAGTTGACCAATAGGTCTATAGTTTCTCTTTCCATTACGTCTGCGTCAATGTTAGGGTCTTGGAACAACCAAGGCATCTTCTCTTTCTTTATGGCCCAGAGTTTTCTAAATTCAAGAAGCGCCCATTCTTGGGGCTCCCCGTTTCTCCACTGACTTGGATATTTGTATTCTACATCAAAGATTCTTTCCAATATATCGTGTACAATGGTACCACGAAAAAGGTGTAACGTTAACTTGTCAGGCAGTTTCTCGATATACCTATGGTAAAAATTTCGGGGGCACTGAAGGAAGGTGTTAATTTTCGAAGGCGATAACGGTAAGTTACTCGGACTCCAATCGTCAACCTCAACTTCAGTTTTTTCATCACCGATTGTTACGGTGAAAGATGCGCTATTTTCTGCGTATTCTTTTTCTGTCATATTTTTTCTATGCTTTAGAGCTATATAAAGTTATCTAAGTAATTATATAGCCAGCATATGTTTATAGCATCTATGCTAATATAGTATATGCTTAATAGAGCTATAGTATCTCTATTGACAAACCTTTATATATAATCTTGACGAAATAATTAACTATGGGTCGAGATGATTATGGTGCAATTAATGTTATTTCCGATGAAGAAAGGGAGGCTCTAGGTTTGAGCGGACCGCAAAGACCAGATGAAGAAGAAGGGGTTTTTGAACAGATTGGCAAGACTGCTGATAAAATCGGAGAGACAAAATTAGGTCAAAAAATCGGGTCGATACTTACCGTTTTAATACTCGCAATGTTTGGTAGCGGTAGTGTTGATATTGGCCAATTTAGTGATTTATGGGGTGACGAGGATGAACCGGCAATAAAGGGAGGATGCACAGACCCTACTGCAATAAACTACAAAGCTGATGCAGACTTTGACAACGGCAGTTGTGTATTTCCCCCGCCAGTTATCTACGGATGTACTAACCCGGAAGCCGACAACTATAACTCGGCGGCTACCCACGACAATGGACGATGTCAATTTTTAGGTGGCCCCGTTGATAACGGAACTGGTAACGAAACACAAACTAATGAAACAGTTTACGGATGTATGGATATAGATGCGTTAAACTACAATGACCGTGCAGAAGAGGACGATGGCACCTGTGAGTATGAAGAATATGATTGTACTCCAAACGCAACTTACTTTTACAACGGATTACAATATGGTAACTACTCAAGAGACGATAATTCGTTAAACATTACAGTCGATATAGATACAGACTGTGAACAAGAATCTTTACCAGTTATGGTTTATTATGACATAGGTCATATGAAGGTAGTAGATAATGAAACCGTGTGGAATGGATATATGTACAATAACTATTTCTTTAATGTTACAGGTTGGGAAGGTAATGAATATCAACTTTCATCCGGCCCAGAGTATTTTACTGAACCATATACTGGGTGGTATATGATGTATGTTAATTTATATGCAGATTGGGATAAAGATGGAACGTACGATTATGTAACTTATTTTTATATAAATGAAGTTATACTGGAGGAGGAGTGAAGGCTAACCAGATGTTAGTCTTAACGAATATGTTAGCGAAAATAATATCGGAATTGGATGATGTCAAAGCAATGATAAAAGAAAGTACATTCGAAGATTTTGTAGGTGAGGATGAGTGAGAGAATGGTTACTATTAATATTAGAAATATCAGCGAGTATTTTAGCGATATTAGGCATAATCATAACAGTGATTATACTATATGTTGCTTTGAAAAGAATACTTCCAAGATATCCAAAAAAAACAACGCAAGCAAAGAAACAAACAAAACAAGTAAAGGAAGAAAAAAGGAGGACTGAAAATATGAGTAAAGAAGCAAGAGAAGGAGTTACATTTAACGATATCTTTATGTTTATGATTGCTGTACCTTTAGTTTTACTCTGGGTTGGGTTTGCAGGGTTCGTTATACACAGCGGACTTCAAAACGCAGCCGTTCTAGAACAAATAGAAGGGTATACAACTTTGATAGCTATATTAGGTGGGCCAGCCCTTCTAATTATCAAAGATGCCTTAGATGTTTGGAAACAAGAACAAGCAGAGAAAACAGCATTCTATAAAGTGAAAGCTCAAGCAGTTATCGATTATAACGATGCTGTATTGAAACAAGCACAAGATATAGAAAGCAAGGCACAAGACCAAGAACATAAGATGGAAAGCAAGAAGTGACCGAAACATTTATATGTTATAATCGCATAATTAAAAATGGTGACAAATATGATGGTCAAATGTGAATACACGATGTGTGGTAGAGAATATCTACTAACAGACTTAAACAGAATACACCACTGGCCTTGCTGTGCAAGAGAGATTACAGACATATCTTTACAAGAAAAGATAGCTGCTAATCTAGAAGCTAAAGCAAAACCAGTCGTGGAAGAAAAGCCAAAGGCAAAACCAAAGGCAAAAGCACCAGCTAAGAAAAAAGCTGAAAAAAAATCAAAAGGTAAAAAATGAACGATTTCGAATTAGCAGAAATGAATAAACAAGTCAAAGGCCTTCATCAATTATTAGAAGTCTTAATAGCTAACTGTTTAGAAGATAAGTACGAAGCTGAAGAAGATGGCACCGAAGAAGAGTAAATCTAGAGTCAACGAGGCAGGTAACTATACTATGCCTAGTATGAGAAGAAGATTATTCTTAAGAATTAAATCCGGTGGCAAAGGTGGTTCACCGGGCCAATGGTCTGCAAGAAAAGCTCAGATGTTAGCTAAACAATATAAGGCTAAAGGTGGGGGATACAAGTAATGTCCTCCCGTATGAAAAAATCACAAAGGTCACTAAAAAAGTGGACAAATGAAGATTGGGGTTACGTTACAAAGGGTGACGGAAAAAAACCTAAATCTAAAAGAGGTCGATATTTACCTAAAAGAGTTAGGTCAGGATTAACAAAAAGTCAAAAGGCAGCTACTAATCGTAAGAAGCGTAAAGCTGGAGGAGTAGGTAGTCGGGCTAAATATTCTAAAAAGATTAGAAAATCAGTAAGGGGGTCAAGATAATGGCTTATCACACTAAAAAGAAAAAACCTAAAAAGAAAAAAAAGACAATGAAGAGGAAATACTAATGAGAAAACATTATTTGAAAGATGGACGTGTATTCAAAGGTGGAGTGCATAAGATGCCTAATGGACAAATACATTCTGGTAAAAGTCATACTAAGTCATCAAAGAGAATTTTTCATTATGGAGAACTATCTAAGAAGGCACAGGTTAAAGCAAGAACACAGAGAGGTAAATAATGGCACCAAAAAAGAAAAAAGACGCTAAATTAACACGAGCAGGAGTATCTGGTTACAATAAACCAAAGAGAACTCCAAATCACCCGAAAAAATCACACGTAGTCGTCGCTAGAGAAGGCGGTAAGACTAAACTTATTAGATTCGGACAACAGGGAGTGAAAACCGCAGGTAAACCTAAGAAAGGAGAATCTGCAAGACAAAAAGCCAGACGTAAGTCATTTAAGGCACGTCACGGTAAAAATATAAAGAAAGGGAAAATGAGTGCAGCGTATTGGGCTAATAAGGTAAAATGGTAGAAGAAACAGTCCGAGAATACGAAACTAGACTAAGACAACGTGTTGGAGAGGGAGAATATGAACGTCACAAAGAACTTGTTATACTTTTGGCAAGAAATCTTGCAATTGAAGACTTGCTTTGGGAAGAAATTCTTATATCTATTCGGGATGTTGACGCTAGAACAGAGTTATTGCGACAACGCAACACAATTGTTAAGGATATTCACACTGAGTTCCGCGCTCTTAATATTGAAATACCTACTTTGGTAGAACAAAAGACCGAAAATTTTATGAACTTCCTAGGAGATTTAGAAGAAGATGATACCAGTAAAGAACCAGAAAGAAATGAAAGCAGCTCTGACGGGTCAAAATAGATTTGATTCACAGAATTTAGAGAAGTTTTTCGAAGAAATACGCAAATATCCAAAGAAAATGGAGAAGTTAGTGCGAACTTTCTGTGAAACGTACCTTTTAGATGCACAACAACGTCCTTTACGGGTTAGACCACTACAAATGCAGATAATTGTAGAATCTTTGACATATCCTGATGGTGACCCTAACAAACACCGTAAATTAGCTATATTAGCACCTAGAGGTAGTGGTAAATCGTGGGCTTTGTCAATTTCTGTCGTTATTTTTATGTTTTTTAAGAGATTTAGAGACCTTGTGTTCGTTTTAGCCCCCACAGAGGACCAAGCTGCCCTAATTTTCAATTATGTGTACAGACATTTTAAAGATAATACATTTTTAGATTCATTAGTAAATAATTATAAACTACACAACAAACCTCATATTAAAATGAAAGGCGGTACGATGTTGCGTCGGGCGCCGGTGGCGCCCTCCAATCAGGGACAATCCATTCGTGGGCAGCACCCAACACTTTTAATAGTTGACGAGTCACCTTTAATATCAGATGAGTTGTTCATCGATAATGTAGAGCCAGCGATAGTCGCAAACAAAGCACCGTTTATCAACTTGGGTACTCCTAAAAGTAAGGAGAATCATATGTACAGATATTTATTTGATGAGGGGTATGCAGATACGTTTAGTCGTTTGCACTTTACTTGGAAAGACGCAATCATAAAGGGTGAAGCCTATAGTCCGCCTTATGACGAAGAGGATATGTTGAATAAAATGTTAGAATGGGGAGAAGACTCCCTGCACTGGAAAACAGAATACGAATGTGAATTTGTGGAGAGTATATCTAATGTATTTACACCAACCGGATTACGAGAGTGCTTTGATGACTACCAACTACTTACCCCCGAAACCGCTGACGAAGCAGGAGAAACAGGTACAAATAATACTGTGGCTGTTGACATTGGGAAATCTGTTAATTCTACTGTTATTAGTGTATGGAGGACTGAAAAAGGACCTGACAACAATATTGCACGATTATTATATTTGGAAGAAATCGGACCTAAGTCAGGGGGGCACGATATACCTTATCAAAGAAGTCGTATTATGGACGTCGCTGTTGATTTTAATGCGGCTCGCGTTATTATCGACGCTACAGGTATTGGAGGTGCTGTCGAGCAAGAAATAAGAATGGCTTGTATACCATTGAGTATACATTTCATACCGTTCGTATTTACTGGAGGAGCTAAAGGTAGTAAAACATATGCTTACAGGGATTTTGTATCTTTTGTTCAGCAGGGTCTTATCAAGGTACCTGACATCGAAAGACAAGAAGGAACCGCCAAAAAACTAATGTGGAAATGGTATAGAGAGCACGTTGACTTAGAATACGTTATGGACGCTTCTCAAAAAACAGAGAAAATATCTGCACCATCTAGTAAACACGATGATTACTGTGATAGTAGTGTATTAGGGATACACGCAGCGCTATCTATGCTACCAGCAGACAGTGCACTTGGCACAGTTAATGTTAGTAAACGCGGTACAAGAAAACCGTCACATAGGTATGGCGGAGGCGGTATAACTACTAGCGGAAGACGTCGTCCGGCGCTAAAAAAGCGTTATATGCGTGGAATCTAAACAAAATTTTATATACTAGGATAACTTTATATAATGTGATAGCAAATGGGTCTAGCCGACAGGATACGCCGCGTTTTCGCTACGGTGGGTTCTAATCCTAACACTCCAAAGGATGAACCACGTGGTTTTGGCGCAGGTGTAATAAGAAGGTTGAAACTTACCAATAATTATGGTAACAGGAATTATGAACAGCACATAGGTGACAACAGAACCTATATGAATGTTTATTTATCTGACCCAATTGTACGTTCGTTGATTGACCTTCCTTGCTTATATGCAGTAAAGGATGGTTTTGATATTGTTACTGAAGATGAAAAATTAAGAGAAGAAGTAACAAAGATGTTTATTGACATCAATATTGATATGACAATCTATGGTTGGCTACGCAACGCTCGAATCTTTGGTTCAGGTTATTTAGAATGGACTGGAGACAACCTAGTTCTACGCTCTTCACAAAATATGTATGTAAAGAGAAACGAACACGGACAATTAATGTATTATTATCAGAATGTAGGTGGTGATTCAGAGGATGTACGTTTTGACCCTGATGAAATAGTAGAGTTACAAAACAATCCTTTTGATGATTACGCTTACGGTTTATCTGATATACATACTATTTTATACTTAGTAGACTTAAAGGATTATGCAGAGCGAGACATTGGAGCAGCTCTGAATAAATATGCGGTATCACGTTTCGACATTTCCTGCGGGTTGCCTGATATGCCCTATGGTCCTGATAAGATTAACGAGATTGTTGATGCATTTAATTCTTTAGAACCCGGTGAAGATATAATTCACGGTAATGATATACAAATAAAAGAGATAGAAGGTACAAACCGAGCTTTTGAATATGGAAAATATACAGATGATATATTAGATAAAATACATATAGCTCTTAAAGTACCAAGAACTATGTTCACTGAACCGGAACAAGCACGCCCGGTTTTTGAACCTTACGTTAAATATTTACAAAAAGCAGTAGAATCTGCTATTAATTCACAACTAATGCCACAGTTTGGAGACGACGTTAAGTTCGCTTTCAGACATATGAATGTAGATGATGCATTTACAAAGGCAAAAACCGATATGATATATCTATCAGAAGGTGTCTTGGCACCTAGTGAAGTTAGAAAGGAGAGAGGTTTAGATGCTGATGGAGTAGTAGAAAAACAACCGACTGCCGCTGAAGTAAATATTTCTGGTGGAAAAGACCAAGACAAAAAAGAAGAGTCTCAAAGAACAGAACAGAGACTATCTAAAAACCAGACAGGGAAACGAACTGAAGAAGAGGTTGTGGAGGTGGTAGCGTGAATGCTTATGAAAAATGTGTGATAGGATTAAAACCACGCCTTAACAAGAAAGGTGTAGAGAATGCAGGAGTTGTGGCTCAGAATATGTGCTCTATGTGGGCAGATAACAATGGCGAAGAAAAGGAATTCGGTGTTTCTAAATCAGATGAGACCCAAAAAACATTTGCTATGAATTTTGAATTTGATAAAGAAGCACTCAGTGTATCTAAAAAGGAAACTGAAGATATGTGGGAATTTCCAGTTCGTGCTTTAACTTCTGGTCGTCACGATTATGAAGTCGAAGGAGAAGAACAGACTGTGTTCATAGAACCTAGTATACTTAAAGAAAGCTTGGAGAAGTTCAGTGAACTACCAATATATTACACTCATCAAAGGACTCCCGAGGATTTACTTGGGAAGGCTATTAACCCTGAGATTGAAGAAATGGAGGATGGCAAGGTAGCAATATCTATGTTGGCACAGATTTATGAACCAACAGCCAGAATGAAAGAAGTGATACAGAAAGTGGAAGACGGGGATATTACTAACGTTAGCGTTGATTGGTTTTCAAAAGACGTTGATGTTATGGGCGATTCGTACGCAACAAATATCCGACCCGTAGAGGTTTCGTTTATAGATAACGAGATTGCAACACCTGTCTGTGGGGAATGCAAGATTGACACGGAATGTGCAACACATACATCAGAAAAGGAATTTGCAACCAAAGATGACTGCGGTTGTGGAGGACCTAGTGAAGATGCGTGTGGATGTGACCACAACGGTGAAGACAAAGAGGTCGATACTATGAGTGAGGAAGTCGTAAAAACAGAATCTGAAAAGATAACAGAGAGAGAGTTTGCTTCAGTTAAGAAACAACTGGAAGATTTGACATCTAACCACTCCGAATTAGAGCAGAAGTACAACGATGCTTTGAGTTCTATCGAAGAGTTTAAAACCGCAGAAGAATCCAGAAAGGCAGAGGAAGCTAAAAAGCTAAAAACAGCTTTGGTTAACAATGTCGTAAGTAAGGAAGTTCTTTTCGGAAAACTCAACGAAGAATCCAAAGATAACCGTGCTGAAGAACTATTCGGTTGGGAAGATAACAAATTAACAGGTTTCTTCGAAGCATTAGAATCATTGCCTGAACCTGCCGAATCAGAAAAAACATTCGGTAAGGGAATCGCAAAGGATTCAGAAGAAAAGGCCGTAGAGGCCGAACCTGAAGTAGAGAGAATGTTCTCTATGGAAAACGGACGAATACGTCTAAACAGGAAATAAAAAAATAGGAAAAAATAAATATGGCAACAGAAATATTAATAAATGATGGTGGAGCACCAGCACGTATTATACCATTACAAATCCACGCAGCAGTCGCAGCAGGAGACCCCCTACAGATACACTCTAATGGGAAAGTCAAACCAGCAGCAACTAGTGGAGCAGCTTGTGTCGGAGTAGCTTTAACAGCTGCATCCGGTCTGGAGAATATGTGTAACGTGATAACTGGCGCAGGAGTCGTCTGTAACGTAAACGGACAAGGAAGTATTGTAGCAGGGTCTATCCTGTCAGCAGATGCTACCGGTAAGTTCGGAATTACAGCAGCAGCCGATGAGAAAGAAGCTATTGCACTTGAGGCAATTAGCGGAGGAGTAGTGAAGGTCGTCCTTCTCTAAAGAGGTAATTAAATATGGTAACAACACAAGATGGAATATTAACGTCCAATAATGTCGGTGCGTATAACGCAACCGGAGGTACCGGAGAGAGAGTTCTAGTAGACTACAAAGACGCTTTGCAAGACTACAAAGTAACTGACCTTCCAGCACTTCAATTGTTTACAGAAACAATGACAACCGACACTGGCGGAGACATAGATTTAACATTCGCAATGCCTTCTATGAATTTAGAAAGGATTGATGAAGGAAGCACACCAAAATATCAACACACCAAGATGCGCTCTGAAAGAGTAGCAGTCAGGGAGTGGGGTATTGCAGTAGGTGTAACCCGCAGAATGATAGAAGACTCAAGATTCAACGAAGTTGAACTTGCATTAAACGAAGCACGAAGAGCAGTTGACAGACATATGTCAAAACACGTTGTTTATGCTTTGATGGGTATCGGCGACGCAGACTTACAAACAGGTCTAAGCAACGCTGACATCGATAAATCCAAAGCAGAAGTTGGTTCATCTGGAGTCAACGACTTCAGTGCAGCTCTATACGGTGGTTTCATCGGTAGTGGTACAGCAGCTCAAGTAACAGCTGGAAGTGGAAGATACGTAGATTACGGTCTTACATCAGCAGCAGACTTGTCAAGAACTCACTACAGAGAAGCAGCAACCAACGGAAGTGTAACGCTAAGTGATTTAACACTTGCTATCGAATTAATCGGTCAACACGGTTATAACGCAGATACAATTGTTATATCACCAAAGCACTACAAATCTTTATTGGATATGGCAGACTTTACTGCTGCAGCTACAAGTGCATCACCAGCATCTGGTGGTAACTTAGGCGCAGTAGCAAATACAAACCAGACCGGATTAGTTGGTCAATTGTATGGTATGAACATTCTTGTTAATGCATACATTCCACCAACCAGATACGCTGTGTTTGATTTGTCAGCAAAACCAATGTCTTATGTCGAAAGACGTGCAATGACTGTCGAGGAAGCAAACCCCGGTTTCGGAATCGTCGGTTCATATATGTCTATGAGATACGGATTGAAAATTACAAAACCAGAAACTGGTGTAATTTTCTACGACTAGATAAGTAGATAATCAACT